TTGGACCTATTGGTGCTGTACTGAGGCCAATTTCAACAACTTTCATGTATTCATCATTAATCTTCAAGACATCTCTTGGTTGAACGGAAGAAATTCCACTTAAAGCAAAGAATGTTGCAGCAATTGATACAGGACTATCATTATATTCAACTGCATGTGTAATTGCGGTAAATGATATGGGTTGTTGAACAATTCCATCCAAAGATATAACTGCCTTTGTCAACGTATTTGTCATTTCAAAACTATGATCACTACCCTGACCATATGATGTAACTGTCACACCAATAGCAGTAGGATTCGTAATATATTCTTCTCTTGTTACAAGTTTAAATCTATCTCCATCAATTACAATTGGATATACTACCGATGGCATAAATGTTGTAACTATACCAGACTGATCTAAAGTTGCTCCAATACCAATACGCTCTACTGGATCATCTATAAATGTGGTATCTGCTTTATATGCCAATTCCTCTCCAGTATTAAAGAAGTGATCGTTTAAAGTAAAGATTGCTTCATTAGTTGCGGTATCAATACCAATTACAGATGCATTTGGTAAAAATGATTTTTTGAAAATAGGAATTGTGTTGTAAGTAATTTCGAAATCTTTTTTAACTGCCCTACTACCGTTTACCGCATCATAAGTCTTATTTGATAATGATGTGCTATTTGTACCATAATCTAAGTCTTCGGGGACATTTCTAAAATCTAAAACGTCATAGAACATTTCCATAAATGCCTGAACAGTCACCGCTGTTCCAACATATTCTATATCTGGATAGAAATTCAAATTCATCTTCGAACCTACACTTCCACCAAAAGTACCAATTCCAGTTGTACTTGCAGATCCTACTGATAGGAATGGATATTGGGCGGAATAGACGTAATTAAAATCATTTACAAAAGAAACACGATGTAGGGCAATCGTAGAACCAGCCGAAACTTGAACGTGTGCTAATACTGAAGTGATGTTTTTATCAATGGTTCTGATCGATGTTATTCCAGTAAATCCAGTAACCTCAACTGTTTCAAATCTTGCAGATCTTACAGTAGCATTTGGTTGTCCCTGTCTTGTGAAATAATAAGTTGAAATGCCATTACCATTTGACTGTGGTAATGCTATAATATGCGATCTTACGGTTAAGTTCGTGTAATCTAAATTATTGATAACTTTTATTTCAAGATCATCACTTCCAGATAATGTGGTGGTTACGATTCCCACAACATCATCTTCATTGTATGAGAATTCATTATTGTCAACATAGAATTGACCATCGTAAATTTCATCACCAATTTTAAATACACTATAATCAACAATACGATGCTCTTGAGTTACATTATCTTCAATGAACAGAGTCGCATATGCAGAACCAAATGTATTTCTGTCGAAGGTAGCTACAGCATTTTCCAATTTAAGTGATGAGGTAGTACTTCCAACACCAACATTGGATGAAATTAAATCTGCGTCACCAATACTATATTTTTCTTGTGTACCAATTCCAAGGGAGGAAAGAGAATGGAAACTTCTAAGAACTTTTACATCATAGTCTGAATCAAATTGCTCTACTGGTTTGAATACCAGTTCAATATCTGATTCTTGTGTTGGGAAATAACCAAAAATATCTCCAAGTTCTTGACCATTACTAGTTCCACTGGTAGTGTCACTAAACAGATTTGATCTCCTGGATGTAAAGATTTGGGTTGTGCTATTGGTTGCTAATACCTCAGATAATTGAACCTCATTTGTGTCTGGATTTCTAACTTGAATTAAATATCTTGCATAATCTTCAATCATGTCATCAAGATTGATGAATCCAAGTGCAGCTTGCTTATTCGTGAAAAGTTGGCTGATATCATCAATTTGTATTGCTCTGTTTGTCTTACAAGTTACAAAGTCTGTAAATCTAGTATTCTTTGCTTGAACATATTTTGATTTTAGTGGTTTTCCTTGCAATACATCAACTTCTAATCCAAAATCAAATCCATTAAATGTATCAACTCTTCTTTCTCCCAGAACATCCAATATAATTGTTGTGCCAATAGTTTCAACATCAGTACCAAGTCCAACATTTATTGATGATGTAATACCAACATCGACAAAGTTTTTTAGACCTGCTGGATGAACAACTCTATTTACTGGTACGATACACTCTTCAAACGGTATTTTTGTCTTGATTGTGTATGATAAATTTTGATAGTAATCATTGTCAGGAAGTCTTTGGAAATAATCACTCGTTTTACCAGTATCATTAGACCATCCAAGATTCTTGAGTGTGGAGAAGTCAACATCCAATTTTGATCTAGTCTTTTTCTTGTCTGGGTTAGATACAACTCCTTTATTTCCAGTTACAGAACCTCTAATCTTATCCTGGTCAAATAGTTCAAATGTTCCATATACTTTTAGATAATCTTTTCTTGCTGAAGAAACTGTCAAATCTGTAAGATTATAATCTCCACCATCTCTACTCACATATATTTTCTCACCTTGAGAAAATTCTTTTCTTTCTTGTATGACACTAAATGTTGGATATACACTCTTTGGAATAATTTGTGCATAACCCAATTGGAAAGTTTTTGCAAGTCCTGGATTTGGATTTAATTCATCTGCAATTTTAAATTTGACTATTGCGGGATTACTATTAATATAATCCGTTACTTCGAAGAATCTGTATCCATAATCTGTAGAATTACATCCAAGACCAGGATCTCCTGGAATATTTTGAATGTTTTCTACAAAAATTTCCTGTCCAATTGTGAATAAAGATGTACTAAATCCAATGAGGGGAGTTACTAAGGTGCATGTTACAATTCCACTATTTGGAGCAGATGTGACACTACTAATCGAAATTCCGTTGGAATTATTAATTGCAAAAAGTGTATGACTACTATCTGGTATACCATAGATTGGTGCAAGTAATTCTACAGACGATATAGTTGAACCTGTTATTGCATTAAATGAAGTCGTATCAATAACCTCTCTAGTTTCATCATTAACAAGAACTAAATCGGGCGCAGTTACATAGTTTGAGCCTCCATCAATAACTTCAATTGAAGAAACAGAATCTGCGTTTGTTAATTCTACAGGATATGGGACAGACGCTTCTGGGTTTAGAGTTCTATCTGGCGAATATTCAAAACCACCATCAATAATTCTGACGCTTTGAATTTGTCCTATATTTTGCGAAACTGCACTAACGTTAGCATTTTTTCCATTTTCAGTATTAACTTTTTCAAAAATAGGAATACCTTTATATCCAAATCCTTCCGTTAGAATTTGGATATCGCCAATTGGACCAGAAACAGATTTTGATGATGTTGTATATGACATTTCATCAACATCTGTTTGCGTTAGCAAATTCTTTGGTGGAACAGAAGGTGGTGCGATATCGAATGTTTTACCACTACCAACATTAGTAATAGTATACGTGCCACTAAAATTGTCATTTATATATAAAATTTGATTATAATTCGATACATTTACATCAGCAGTATTAATAAATCCAGATTTTGTAACGTTGTAGTAGAGTCTATCGGGAATATTTTCTGAATAAAGTAACTTATAGAGATAGTCACCTTGTCCAATTGTTGTAGTAGTTATCGCAACGGTATTATAATTAAATGTATCATTAGTACTTGTAAATTCACTATCAAATTGTTGATCGTAGTAAATATTAAATTCATATCCAGTAAGCGACTCATCGGATAAGTCGAATACTAAATTATTGTTTCTAGTGATTTCAATTTGCGGATTTATGCGCGATAATTCTTGATTGACCCCTCCAGTGCTTAAGAAATCAATGTTTGAAGGAACTATGAAGACATCATATTCAGTGCGGCACAGATTTATAGTATCTTTGGTAGAGTAACGGACATAATATTCTCCTTCATCCAATCCATCTATTTTTCCTCCAATAGGTGCAGAATAATAAACCTTCTCACCATCTTTCAGTCCATGATCGGTGATTGTTATTGTATTATTGGATATGGAAACATCGCCAGGTCCAAATAAAATTCTATCAACTAATAAACGATCACCATCAATATGAAGATTTACTTTGTTGGTTGATATGCCTGTACCAACATCAAATTTGGGAGTAATTGATAACGTAATATCATCACCAGGAGAAAGATTATGATCTTCTTTTGTTTTTATCTTTGAAAGAATTTTTAGCAAATCTCCATTGATTTGAGTAAAGTTTGTTTCGAAATTATACTTAAAGTTATCTGAACCGTCAGTATAGAAATATAATCCATCTGTTGTTGTTAATCCAACTTGAGTTGCTAATCCAATGTAGTTTGGTCCTTTATTAATTGCGTAAACAGTGTCGCTATGAGTTATTAAGTTTGGTAGAGTAAATGTATTTGTTGCAGTATCATCATTTCCAACAATTAGTGCATCAACACCAACTGTTGGATCTTTACTAAAGATTAATTCTTGACCTGTAAAGAATCCATGATTTGGAAGATATATTGTTCTAATAGGTACACCTATAACCTCCGTATTGATACCTACTTTATAAACCCTAGGATCGGTAAGACCTGCTGTTGTACCAACACCAACTGAACGGTTGGCATTAAAGTATACGTATCTATTATGAGTAGAATCAAATTCATTGACATCTACATTTATTTTTATAGTATCTGGAATAAATGTAACACTAGTGGTTGCAGTAATTCCTGCTCCAAGACCAAATCTTTCAATATTTGCCGAATTTAAATCATTATAAACATTCAATACTTTAAATTCTTCTGTTCCAATTCTGACTGAAGAACCAGCAGAAACGAAAGAAGGTATTCTAGTAAATTCTACATAGTCTACACTACCAAGAGGGTTTATATTTTCTGGTAGGGAAGATGCAAGAGCAACATTTGTTACTTGGTTTTCTACCTCTGCTACAAAAGAGTTATTGTTTAATCTGGAAATACTTGTCGTTAATCCAGTAACAGTGATAAAATCATTTGTTAAAACATCAAGATCGGAATATGGAACTTGTTTTATTGTAACCGTTTTATCTGAATTCCACTCAAATGATAGGTTGGTAAATTCTTCAGTTGTTGTTTCAATCTTTTCTATCTCTTTTCCTTTAATTTTTGAAATCTGTGATTTAAATCCTGTCCCTTGACTAGAAGTAAATACAACCTCTTCTCCAACTTTGTAACCATCTCCTGGGTTAATAATCTTAATGTCATCAATTTCACCAAAAGTAATAGAAGAAACCTCACTTAATTGTGTGTATGATTCATAAGACTCATCAATGTAGTCATTCTGCGCGTTATCATCACCAACTTTATATGGGAAAGTGTTTCTAGAAAGTTTTGAAGTATTAAAATCGAAAGATTGATTTAGAGTTTTATTATCATCGATATATGAATTTCTAAAAGTTTTTCCAATAAAATATGGATATTCTCCAGAAATATTTCCATTTACAATTTTTGTTGAAGCAAAATATGCATATACACCATCAGGAAATTCTGGGGTTCTGCAGTATCTTCCATTATGCTCGTCCAAATCCCCAACGCCATTGCCATATGAATAGTCATCTACGAATGAACCAAGTGGGAAAGTTGAAGTTGATGGTCTGTTTTCTATATTGGATGATGCTGCAGAATATCCACTCAACAACCTAGTGACAGTAGAACCAAATACTTCTGGATTTGAGAATCCATATGGACCATAAATTGGATTTCCATCATATGCCCATCCAATAATTGGGGAATGATTATTGCCATCATCATTGAATGAAGATTCTGCTAACAAGTAATCGTAATAGAATACACTATAAGTTAATGCATTTAACTCCTTTCTATTCGTCAGTTTAAATTGTCCAAATCTATATGGATCATTCAAATTTATAGATCTAACATCAGCTTCAATTAGTAATCCAGTTCCTCTTTCTTTAACGTCAACATTAACGCTATTAGCATTATAACTAATACCTTTTGATATTACTATAACATCTGTGACTTTACCATCTACAACAACTGGTCTTAAGATAGCACCACTTCCACCACCACTATCTGTTACGATTATTTGTGGGTTTGCACTATAATTTTTTCCACTGCTGAGTACTTGAACTTTTTCTATACGTCCATTTTCTATAATTGGTCTCAATTGACATCCACTACCACCTTCTACAGAAATTCTTGGGCGTAAGTGGAAGTTCAATGTTTCACTTCCATATCCAGAACCTTTTTCGTAAAGATAAACATCAGTTATTTCACCAGTAACAACTGGTGTAAAATTAATAGTTCCAGTTACAGTTGAACCATAACTTACTACAGCATTAATAGTGATGTCTGGATATTTGAATACATGTGTTCCAGTACCAGCATCTTTGAAATTTACAACTTCGTCTCTAGTAATATTGGTCTTTATTGATGCACCAATACCAACATCATACAGTTTAAATGTATCATCATCAATTTTTTTAATAGAATAATTATTTTGAGTAGATAATCCAACAATTACATTTGCAGGCTCATTGAAATATTCTACTATATCGCCATTATTGAATCCATGATTCTTCCATGTGATGGTGTTCTCTACTGTAGAAACTCCTACAGGAGTTACTCTTAATTTCCTATACTGATATCCAGAACCTGGATTTACTACTCTAATTTTTCCAAGATTTCTTACTGGTGGTGTATTGAATGCATGAACACCACCGACTATGTTTGTAGTAATTCCAACTGTATTAACGCCAGCAATGGAATCTGATTTGCTCCTGAATAATTTTACAGTTGATGTGTTAATAACTTTGACGTAATAAGAAGCGCCATCAACAAGTGTATTATAACCATCAATAATACCATCAAGGGGTATTGATGTGAGATTTCCAAGTTTATCATATATTAATCTATCGCCATTATCTAAATTGTGCTGAGATGTAAAAGTAACTGTATCATCTGCAGGATCAATTCCACCACCAATATTCAGATTTCTACTATCAAAACTTAAAGTGTTTTGTACTTCTGTATAAAGTGGTTCTAAGACGCATCCACTACCATTTCCACCTACAAGATTGACTGAGAATACATTATCAATTGCAAACGTTTGGGGATCTACAAGAACATCTTTAACATTTCCAACAATAATTGGTTCAATAAGTGCCTGTGTAGATCCTGATGTAATTGTTAATTGTGGTGGATTAACAATATCATAGTCACGTCCAGAATTTAAGATGTTAACACTTTCTAATGGTCCATAATAAATTTTATCCTTTGATTTTGGTGAACTTATTTCTACACCATCAATCATCATTGCAACTTCACCATCATCGATTGGTGAAGATGGTCTAGATAAGTCTTGAACTAATGGGAATTTTCTTAATATTTTATTAGATGAAAGTTTTTCACTTGCATGTCTGGCAAGAATAAATTTATGAACACCAGCATCTGCCGTTGGTTTTAATTTTATAAATGTATCTTGGTATAAATTGGAAATTACTGGAGAACCATATAATTTAATTTTATTTGTACCATACTTTCTAATAAAGTAAATTTTATTGTTATCTAATCCAATGATAGGTGAATCTGCTTTATAGAATACTCTGTCTCCATCCTGGAAGTTTGTTAATGCTACTGGAAAAACTATAGATTCATAAAAACCTGGATCTGAAGAAATCTCATCATCCAAATAAGCTTCACTTCCATTTGGAATTTGATAAAATACTATATTCTTATTAGTGATTGTTGTTGGTAAAGAATTTGATGCAACATACGATTCTCCTATGTTCTCACTAAGGTAGACATTTGTGATATCAGAAGTATACTGATTATTACCAATGTCAATTTGTACTGCATTACTTGTAGTTTTTTTAAGAATCCTCTTAATTTGATATCTAACACCATTTTGGGATTGGAATTGTGGAATATTGATAATATCAACAGTATTATTTGTAGTGTCTATATCTAAGATTGTACCACTTGCACCGCCATATACAGGGGTTAAATCATTTAGTTCGTAAATTGAGACTTTATCTCCAACTTTTAAACTGGACTTATCAATTTCACTTCCCAGTCTAAACGTAGTGTTATTAGTAATTGATGTTACATTATATCTTGATGATGTATTATAAATCCAACTATTTGCAAAAATTTCAGTATAATTTTTATTTTGTTCTGGATTTAAAACTTTGTATCCAGCATGTCTTACATATACTTTATCACCAATCTCCGAAGAAAGAATTTTATCAATCTCGTTAAAATTTGATATAACACCAGTAAGTCTAAGTGATGTTTTTCTGGTTATATCTCCATTGATATAACCAAAAATTTCATTATCTTCTCTAATTAAATCAACATCAGCAATATCTTCTACTATTCCAGTACATCCAAAGAATTGATTGATTGACTTTGATGTATATTCAATAGTGTTATCACCACAAATTAATTTTCCTTTATCAGGAAATCCAATTGTAGTATCAACAGTAATAACCGTACTTCCAGAAGGTACGTTACCAATTACTCTTGATTTACCTGGAAGAGTAAATTTGTTCTCAGAAATAATATCATCAGAGTATCCAATAAACAGTGATATTTGATAGTATGTTTTATTTGACCTTGTTATAATATCGACTTCGGATATAGAACCTGTAATATCTGGGTCAACACTACTGAACAAAGTCTCACCAACAAGAAGACTTGGATCATCGCCAGATAATTTTTCTGCAACCAGAACCTGCCTACGAACATAATTTGCAGATGATGGTTTTAATACAAATTCCTCAAGATCGATGACTTTTGCATCTTCTCCATAAAGAACTTTAAATAAAATTTTAATCGATTCTTCAATACCCTTAGACTGGAAAAAACTTCTTGCATTTGCAAGAAACAGACTAACATCAATATCGCTTGATAAATCAATATTCTCCAATCCAGGAGCAATCATGAATTTTATCTTCTTATAAAATTCATAGAGGAATAGTGTTGATAAATTAATTATATCAGTGTTTACATTATGAGAATCCGCAGCAGTGGATTTGAAGATAAGACTATTACCACCATTTGTGATTATGGTTTTATCACTATAACTAGTAACACCACTAAAACCGCGAACACATCCAGTAAATGATGTTGAAGTTTTTCCAGTGTAGGTGATAATTTCATCACCAATCATTAACAGACCATAACTATCTGGAAATGCCTTTGTTGAAGTTACAAAAATTGTAGTATCATCATCCGAAATTGACTGTGTTAATTTCGAATTTGTATTTAATGCATCTGGTATAAGACTTTTTACGTTTAAGTATTGATCGAGGTTGTCAACCAGGTCAACAGCACCACCTTGCTTCTCCTGAGAAATGTAATATTGCTTTAAAAACTCAATTGCCCTAGGAAAATCGGCAGTAATAAATTCTGGAAGTTGATTTTTTACAATCTGATTGACTTTAATTCTATTCTCAAAATGAGACATATTTTATTTCCTCTCTAATACCCCGTTTAAGTAACTTGAAGTGTAGTAATTATTTGTGAATACGACTCCAGAGATATCTTCTCCTGAGGCGATAACATCCTTAACCATATTTATCTTACTACTTGAGACATCGAAATTTAAATACAAGTCTTTTAGACCTATAACATCATTCGATTCTGGTACTGCTTGAATTTCAATAATATTTCCTACTCTATCAGTAGAAGTGATTGAAATTGTATTGATAATAATTTCACCTTTAATATAATCAATGCTTCCAATTGACTTGAGAACAACTACTGGCGTTGGATCTGCAGCATTTTGACTTTTCTTGACAACACTCAAGATTCCCTTGCCGCTCCCATCAAGATTTCCATGAGCATCTTTGTTTGGAACATCTGTAAAGTAACATGTATCGGATTGACCTGCGACCTTAAATCCTGTACTCTTGATGTTATATCCTCCCGCATTGATATGGAATCTATTACCATAACATAGTTCATATTGAACTGGATTATTCAAAATACACTGCATATTTCTTCGAATAACCACTTTTGTGATATTTGAAGTGATAGAGTCATCAACACGGTCAATGAGTTGACATATTTTACTGTACTTAAACCTTCCAGCAAACTTATTCATCTTGACTGATTTGGAATAATCATCAAGTGTTGTTGATATTAGTGATTTTACGCCATTAACTGACGAAATTTGTGATGAATTGTAGTAAACTGAACTATCAATTTCAACATAAAGCATTTTGAGGTCAACAATTTCCTGATTGATGCCTGCAATACTGTATCTCTTCAGGTCTGTAAGAATATTTGTCTTGTCAAAATCGGAAATATATGTTCCATTTTTCGGTTTTATACTTATAACTACTGTTCCAAAACGAGGTGGTGTTAATTCTTCTCCACCAACCACAGAAATACTCTCTGCTTTGGGGTAAACCTGGTTTATAATCGCTTCGTAATCGGTCGCTGTGACCGCCCTGTACTGCGATGAATAGAGTCTAGGGGCATAGTACTTGATTGAGTCCAAATCCTCAATATCAGCGCCATTTTTGGACTTCTCAAGGGTCGTGACAGTGACACTATCTGCTGGTATGAGTGGTGTAAAAGTGTTGAAACTTGGATTTGTTGTTAATGTTCCTTGGAAATTGAAATTTCTAGCATTATTTCCATCTTCACCATTTGTAACAATATATTTTGCAGTAATTACTGCACCATTTTCCAATTTTTTACCAAAAACACCGTCTCCAAAGATGAGTTCATACCTCTCATCCTGCACTTCTTGCACTAAGTAGATGTCTGAACCACTATCAATGTTTAAGATATTGTTAACTTGTCTAACTTCGCGCCCTAAATCGTTTCCATCCTCAGATACATTGACTCTTATTGACGAAATATCAACATCTGCATTGTCAATGATGAATTTTTGGTCTTGTGAAATGTCAACCGTCCACTTTTTCGTCAAAACTGTGCCTTGATAAACATAAAATGGGTCAGTATCTGAACCAAAATATGCAATATACTCAGGAGCGTTTGGATTTGTTAGATGTTCTGGGTTTTGAATGATTGGTGCAGTTGCCTGTTCACTAATTGAGAACACATAGGAAGAGTTATTTGACGTTCCAACGCATACCAGACCCTCCAAGAGGGTCATATTTTGTGCCGTACTGTTGGTGGGTACCGAAAACTTAACCGCTGCCCTTGCAGACCGTTTTGAACGGGGTACATATCCAATGTTACGTGCCAAAGATACTACATTTTCACGTAAAGTTGCAGAATCCAAGAAGGATTCATTCACTATCATGTTAGCATTGAATGAATTAATGTAGGTATTGTAGGCAAGTGTATCAATAAGTACAGAAAAGTTTGATCCATCGAAGTCAAAATCAGTAAAATTTGAATTCGCTCTTAAATAATCCTTGATGGATGTACGAATCTGGTCGTAATCTAAGTTTGTGAACTGTGTAAATGGCATTTGGATTATCTAGTTGCTTCGAGAAGGAATGAAAACTCTTGAGGTGGTATTTCCTGACCAACAATATCAAAAGAAACAGTCGCTTCGAACGTATTATTATCTGGATTTGGGATAACATTAACGTCCAAATCACCTATTCTTGGTTCATAATTACGCACCGAACTGATAATTTGGTCTTTAATTAGGAGTGCCGTGGAATAATCAACAAAATCAAACAATGATGACCTAACATCTGAACCAAAATTCAAGTTAAAATACTTTTCATTTGGTATTGTTTCGACAATGTTCCGTACAGACCTTATGATTGCACGTTCGTTGGTCAGGACTGTAACATCATTAGTTACAGGATGGCGATCAAAAGATAAACTAATGTCTTTAAATGACTGAGATTTCTTGACTGCCATTAAAATGAATGATTTTTTCTTGATTTATTTATCTTCCTTGTCCTCAATTTCATCTGGATCTTCAGTTTTTCTTGGTTTTGTCCAGTAATCAGTGATTAATCTTGTGGTTCCCCACATTTGATACATATATTCCTTGTCCCTATCAACAGGTGAGTTGGCCATCTGTTTCTCCTTAAAGGTTAAACAGAACTTTTTAAGGGGTTTCTATCCCTTTGAATATTTATTTTCATGAAAAAACCCCTTTCGGGGTTAAGTGTACTTATATTTTTTTAACGTCCTTGACCACGATAAGGTTTACGTGCCTTATTGCGAGAAGTAGAGGCATACTTAGTACCACCTCCAGCTCCCTGACGAGACTTTTTAGGAGGCCCTGGGCTATAAGAGGTCTTGCCGTATGCACCAATCTTAGACTTTGCCATAATTATTCAATGAATTCAGTGGTAATTTCGGTTGGACTTGGAGAACCTGTCTGGTAAAACTCAATCGACAGGTCCTCCATTATATCGAAGTATTCTTCCTCTGTCAAATCATCAAATTTTACAGAGTTATTCACAAGAATACGGTACTTCGTCATCGTCTGTCAGTTTATCAAATAGTCCTTGTCTTTTCGTGACCGACTCGAATACGAGGATCGCACCAAATCTCAAATCCTGCTGCCTTTGCATCCAGACAGAATGAGACATCTTCTCCGCACATATCTTGAACCTCTCCAGATTCAAAGATTTGCATCTTCGGTGCAAACCAAGGATACTTCATCTCTTCGTGCTCAAAGACTCCGTGCTTAATCAGTAACCATCCAAATCCTGTATAGTCAACCGTAAAAGGCTTCTTACGCTTTGACATCGTATCAAGACTTTCATGATTCATGACTCCACCATTACTGCGGAAATCATCCTCTTCCAACCAGTGTGCAACAGATGAAGTCATACCATCTTCGGTACAATACCATCCTGCTGCAATGTCCTTGTCCATCAATACCAATTGCAAGAACTTGGCAGTGTTGAATACAATGTCACTATCAATCCACAACTGATAGTCATAGGGCAGTTTCCCGTCCCATGGTTTCTGATCGGGTCCTCTCAGCACATTTGCTCCAAGACACTTGCATCGTGCAAAGTTCACCATGGAACTATAGTCTTGCGAAATCTGAATCGCCGCTCCGCACTGCACTAAGTCAAAACAAAGTTGTACAAAGTTTTTCAAGTACGTATATGATACATTACGTCCAGGAAGACAAAAAACAATCGTCTTTCCTTTGATCATCTCTTTTGCAAGTTCATAATCAAATTCTGATTCTTTTTGCTTTGCTTCTACTTTCGGCGCTAGCGGTGTCTTTGCTTTTAATGTAAATCCTTTTGCCATAATTGAATCGGTTTTCATTTCATATCATACAACAGTATATAGCAGTTGTCAATGATGCTGCTGTTCTTGAACAACCTCGGTGATAATGAGAGAGTCTCCATCAACCTCGATGTTTACTTCTGTTCCCTCATACCACCCCTTCTCATCACAAATCCACTGAGGAATCACCACATAATATTCTCCACTTACTGGATCGACCTCTACAGTCGTAAAATTTTCTGCGGGATTTTTTTGCATTTTCATGTTTTTTGTTCTTGATTTTATATAGCTAAAAAAATTTTTAAGAGTAAGAAATTATTATTTCTTTTTCTGATAAACCCACCTACCATTTTGTTTTATCCATGTAGTACCATCAGCACGAGTTCTAATAGTTCCATCTGGCAATGTATTCCAAGAACTTCCCTTTAATCCTTTATTCCAAGGAGGTTTATCAGATGGAATTAAAATCCACTCACCATCTTTCTTGATATACTTCGTTGGATTACGATTACCATATCTTGGATGTTGTCTAATTGTACCCTCTGGTAAACCAACCATTTCCATGTTTTCTTTATGTGTCCCCCACTTTAAATTTTTATAATGATTATTTCTATTATTACTATCTAAATGGAGAACCTCTTTATGTCCCTCAGGATTAGGAACAAATACTTCTGCAACCAATTGATGAATACTTTTTTTGATTTGTTTCAAAAATTTTCCATTTTCATCCCGTATTGAAATGTTAATACATTCATATTGATGTTCTGGACGACCTGGATGACCCCTGTATGCGGGTTTTAGATATATCAATCCATATTCGTTAACCTCGCCGTACTGACCATTTCTGTCACACTTGCCAGGAGCTCGATATGCTTTGCCGTCCTCAGTAATATAATATCCAGGGTACTGAGTCTCTTTCATATTCTCGGGAATTTCTATAGGAGGAAAATTTAAGGGTATTGAATTTTTCAATGCATTTTTTCTTGCCCATTCTCTTTTATACTCTTTTCTTTTTTGCAAATCCTTATAAGGCATAATTTTATGTGCGGAATTTTTTTGTTCTCGTAGTTTTTATGATTGCATTTTAGCATATAATATAGCTGCCTTTCGTAACACTTTATAGCTTATGGGGACCCATGGGTTTTATATACATAAGGGCGCTAATCGCCCCAACTGTGTATAACGAACGCACCGGCACTGTGTATAAGATAAGGGGGGCACTGTTT